AAGTCAATTTTGAGTCGTTGCATTTTGTTTTGTTGGTTGTGGTGGTGTTGGTAATTCGCGGAAATGGGTTGGCGCGTCATCCATTCTCCCGCCCGTGATGAAGTCTGTATAGAACCAGTCGGACTCTTCTAATTCTTCGATGCTCATTTGGCTTTCCTCTGCTTCGCGATCTGTGAGGAAGTCAATCGGCGCGATCCATCTTGCGCGTAGGATGCCTGTATCCTCGCGCCAAACGTCAAGTTCTGTCCCGTCCTTCGGAGCCTTCTCAATCGGCCTCCATCCGCCCATCTCGTAATCGATTATTTCGGCCATTCTCACCGCTTCAGTGGGTGATACCATTTGGCCGATGATGGGTATATTTGTTCGGAGCGACTGCGTTGCTCTGATTGCTTGTGGTGTTGGTTTCATTTGGTTTGGTGATTATTTATCCTTCACGAATTGTCCACCGATCATTTTCCCGGTCCTGCCGGAAATCTCATCGTAAGCCGCCTGGAGGCATCCTTGAAAATCCAGCCCCGCCATTTCGGCGGCGAGGATCAAGGTGACCGTGGTGTCGCCAATGCCGTCTTCTAGTTGTAAATAGGCGTCAACCATACCGGGCGACCCGGATTCATGCTGCGCCATCGCAACCGCAGCATCCCGAGCCTCGGTAAGCTCCTCCTGCGTTTTGCTCAGCTGCGCCAGAAGCGTCCCCTTGCCGTTCGGCCCGGTGATGCCGCGATTTAAGCCCCACGCTTTCACTTTTTCGATCAGTTCGTTCATTTTGTTTTTTGGTTGGAAATTGGTGTTAGTGCATCGCGGATTTTCTTCACCGCCCGGTTTTGTATCGTGTGGATGAGTTGCCGCGAGCATCCGCAGTAAGCCGCGATCTCCGACAGGTCACGGCATTGGCCCGGCGGCAGAGTTGCGCCTGCCACAGCAAGCCCGATGTCGATCTGCCGACCTTTGGGCTTCGTGTCGCGGATTGGCGGGCGGGTGATGCGACGGCTCATGGTTGGACGCGGTAGGATGGCCAGTTAAATTCGATGGATTTCCCGTTTTCGCGGGCGCGGTCCACGATGGAAGCGCCGAGGGAATCGAACATCTCCTTACGTGTCATGTTTGCGATGATAATCGTCGGGCGCTCACTCGCGTATCGTTTATCAAGCAGGTTTTTCATGATCCGGTTTTCCCATTCTGATTCTCCGCGCTCTTGAAATTCATCGATGACCAGCAGCCCGACGTTTGATAGTTTCGCTAGCACCTCCTTCTCTGAGCTTTTGACGTGGTTTTTTGCCGCCTCCCTCAGATCGAGGAAAATGTCCATTGATCGGCGATACATCGCGGTTTTGCCCCGATGGATGACCAGCCCGTCACCTCGCGTGTATTCCTCCTTATCCCCTGGCCATTCGCCACCTCTGGCGAGTTCCGCAGCCATTTGGGTTTTCCCTGGTCCACGGTCCCCGACCATTGCGACGATACCCCCGGTTGCGATGACGGGCTTTGCTGATGCAAAGGCTTCAAGCCACTTTTCGCCGTGGAGGGGGATTATCTCGCAATACCTCCGCCCCCAGCCATTCGATTCACGCACGTAGGACGGCCCTGAAGGCGTTTGGAGAGCTTTTGCGCTGTCCACACCCTCGGGAGCCGACTCAATGAGCTTGTCGAGGCTCGTGGCTATCGCCTGCGCCATGTCAGATGTTTTGTCGTGGTGGTTCATGGTCAAAATTCGTCTCCGGTGAAATTAAGGGATGTTGTGCCGGCGTGCCTACCCCCGGCTGGTTTACCGTTTGCCTGAGGAGCTTCCACCAGTCCCTGCCAGCCCTTTTCGACGGTGTGCTCGATGGCGGCGATTGATTTCCCTTCGCCCCATTCCGCAAACCGCTTGAACTGCTGGGAAACGGAGGTCTCGGTGAGCTTCTTTTTGATCTCCTTGCGGTGGGTCACCCAGCTTGCCCACGCGGTCTTGAAGGATTCCGACTCAAACGGGAGTGCTTGTTTCAAGGGGTCAAAAACCATATGGTTTTCATTGGGTAACCCTATGGGGTAAGAGGAAGAGGATGTGTAAGAGGAAGAGGAAGAGTCTTTCTTATTCTTAAGAGGGGGCGATTCTGACTTTTTGGGGCGTCCACCCTTACCTCCTGCGCTCCAAAGGTGGATCACCTGCCGCTGATGCTCCTCAAAACCGTGGATCGCGAAGGTTCCGTCGTCCTTGGCATCCAGCCAAGGCGCGTCGGGGTCGGTCAGGACAGAAAGCAAATGGTTTGCATCTCCTTTCCATTTGGTTTCCATCGCTAACCTTTTGGCAGTTATCTGCAAGCCCCGCCACTCGCGCCGGATCTGCGCCTGCCCCCAGATGCGGAGGATGACGACAAGCCCCTCGGGGCCGAGTTGCTCGATGAGCCTCTCGGTTTTCCAATGGTTGATGAATCCGGGGTCGAGCTTCATAGGTCAAAACAGACAGAGCTGGCTTTTCGCGTTTTTGAGATTCTGCACGGACTGGTTAAAATAGGACTCTTTCAACTCGCTCCCGACAAATCGGCGGTTCAGTTCAAGCGCGGTCACGCCTTCGCTGCCGATGCCCGTGAACGGCGAGTAAACCAGTTCCCCCTCGTTCGTCCACAATTCCACCGCCCGCTCGATCACATCCAACTGGAGAGGGCAAATGTGGCGCTCGTCTTTGTGATCCCGTGCGCCGTCCTTGTTGAGCACCCGGCCTTGATCAACCGTCATCCAGACCGGGCTGGCCACCTCTTGCCACCAGTCCACCGGATACTTCGCAGGATCTTTCGTCACCGGCACCATGTTTTCTCCGGGGGCTTTGAATACCAGCAGGTAGTCCGCGCAACCCACCCGTGAATCGGTCGAGTCGGCTTTGAGCGTCTTGTAAAGCAGGCCGTGCGCCTTGGTGCGCTGCATCTCAGTCACGGGCGATTTCCAAATACAAATCCGCGAATGGAAGGCAAATCCGTGTTTCCAAAACATGCGGACGATCTCGCCGCTGAAATCCTGAAATTCGATTTTGCCATGTTTCCATTTTGTCGATAACAGGTCCACACAATGCACGGCAACCTCGCGACCGGGTTTCAAGACTCGGGCGATTTCCTCGATAAGAATCTCGAAATGCTTCGTGAACTCTTCCAGATTGGCGCAGTTGCCCATGTCCTGCAAATCGTCGGAATAGGTGAAAAGGTCGGCAAAGGGTGGCGAGAAGATCGAAAAGTCGATTGACTGGTCTTCGATCTGTTTTGCGACCCTAACGCAATCTCCGTGGTGGATTTCCCATCCGTCGCCGGTGGCTGTGTTGATATCTGTTTTCATTGTTGGTGGTTTCGTGGTTTCGTTTTTGAATGCCAGTGCCGCGATTTTCATGCGCTCTTGCATTTGTGAGTGTTGTTCCATCTTGCGTTTTACGCTGGCGAGGATGGCTCCCTCCGTGCGCGCCTGGACGATATAGGCGTTGACCTCCTGGGTTTGCCCGAACCGGTAGGAACGGCGAAGGGCTTGGTAAAAGTCCTCGAAGGAATATGAGAGGCCGACGAACGCGATGTTCCGGCATACCTGCATATTCATCCCGAAGCCGCAGATGGATGGCTTGGAAATCAAGACACGTGTATCGCCGTTGATGAATCCCATGATGCGCGATTCTTTATGGTCTGGCTTATCACTCCCGCGCACCTCCACGGCGTCGGGAATACGCTTTGCCAGTGCGTCCGCTTCAACGTTGGTATTGCACCAGACAATCCACTTCTCGTTCGAAGCGTTGACCATTTCCGCCACCGCATCAGCGCGATGGTCTGCGGTTTCCCGAAGCTCTTTGTGCATCGTGGTTGCCGATAGCGTGGCATGTTTGAAAAGCTCTTCGCTGCCAGCATGCGCCACTTCATCAACGTCAACGGTGATGGTGTGGAGATTAAGCGCGGGGATATCATAGCCACTGTCATCGAATCCAATGTCAGACGGTTTCCCAACGCATGCCGCCCATGATGCAACCCAAGCCCAGAACTCTGATTCGGCGTGTTTTTTCAAACGCCAGTCGCCAGTGTTGAAAGTGTCATTGATGAAAAACGTGGCCAGCATCTGCGCGGGAGTGCATACTCCGAGGAAATCCGCGTGCTGACCAAACTCCGTGTAGTCGTTTGGTGATGGGGTAGCAGTGCAGCAAAGCCGATACGGTGTATCCTTGAATCGCTGGGTGAGCTTGATACGAGTCTTGCCAGTGAAATTTTTTAGGATGCTGGACTCATCCAAGACGACCGATCCGAACTCCACCCCGTCGAACAAATCCAGTTTTTCATAGTTGGTGATATTGATACCCGGCCCAACGTCATCGGCTGATTTCACGATCCGGGCTTCGATGCCAAACTTGACGGCTTCGGATAGCGTTTGAGCAGCCACGGCGAGCGGGGTAAGGATGAGTGCATGCTTTCCGGTGTGCTCTGCGGTTTGCCTCGCCCATTCCAGCTGTTGCAACGTTTTACCTAGGCCGCATTCTTCAAACATGGCCGCGCATCCTTTGCGGATCGCCCACTCGGTGACGTGTTTTTGAAACGGGAACAGCGGAGCTTTGATTTCCTGTGGCTCGAAACCCAGGCATGTGGCGCGGCGTGTTTTGCCGATGATGAACTCGTCGTAGTTGGTCATTTTTGGAAAAGGTTCGCCCCGAACACCGATCAGCGAAACAGACCCCCACGGGATCTCTGATGGGCGCACGGGGCGCATTGGTTGGGTGGAATTCATTCCGGTTTCGTCGGACGGCTGCGGACTCGCAACACCGCCACCGCTACCCGATTTTCCCAAACCGCCAAGAGGAAAAGTTGAGCGGTAGTTGAGCGCTTTTCTAGATTCGCACGATCCCGCCAGAGATTCAGCACTCCTCAGAACTCCCTAGGAATCAAGGCTTTGAACTCCTGGGATATCGTTAGGAGTTCAAGAATCTATCCAAATCGTAGGTTCGAATCCCACCCCCTCCGCTCTTAAGTCGTTGAAAATCAAAGGGCTTTTTCAGAGTTGACCGGCAGTTGACCACTTGAATTTTCCCCTTGCAAACGCTGGCTTTCCGCCCGCGCCGGGATGATTTCAGACGCGGACGAAATCACTAGGTGAAATTATTTTCGTTTCCCCCTTATTTAATTGTTGACGGAACCGGGGTCCGGGGGTATTCCTTCTCACGTCAACCGACAACCCCACACGAAAATGACTGCCACCAACGCCATCAAAAAACTCGAGAAAGCCGGATTCAAAGTCGAAACCGTCAATCGTCAATTTCAAGCCTCCAGTGCATCCGCCCCTTGCGTGATTGAGTTTTTCAAAAACGGCGGCAGCGAGGAAATCGTCTGTATCAATGTTCGCCGCCACAACGACAACCACGACAGCCAATCCGATTATTGCGCTGGGGTTTGGGCGAGCAACATCAAGCAAGCCATCGAACTCGCCGCCAACTAATTTACCCCAACCCGCCGGGGTTCGACCCCCCGGCAATCTCCAACCGATACCAATAATATGAGCACTCCAAAATTGACCCCCGCCGAAGAATCCGCCCGCTTTGAAAAGTTCGCCCGCGATTTGAACGAGGCAATCTATCGCCTCACCGGAGAGCTTGCTGCCGACCTTGGTAAATCCCCCGGTGAAATCCTCGAAATCAACTCAAAGGTTGCAAGCGCGGGTGTCTCCGCATGCGTTCAAGAATTCGACTCAATCGCCTAACTAACCCACCCCAGCCGGTTCCACCCCGGCGCAACCCCATAAACCAATGAACTCAGACCAAATTGAAAACATGCCAGCCAACCTTGAAGGTGATTATTGCGAATTTCGCGCCCGCATCCGTGAGCGCCTCGCGGAATCCCTCGAAAATGGCGACGTTATCTCAGACATGAAAACCATCTATGGGGATTTTCTCCGCGCGCTCAGTCACACGCTGGACGAATACGAAGCGCCAGCCGGGACGCTTGAATCCATCACCCAAGAAAACGCATGACCCCCCCACGCAAACGTGCTCCAGGAGGCGGCAGGAAGCCGACCGGGAAGACGGTCGTCACCCGCAGCGTCTCCATGCCGCCCGATAAATGGGATCGTCTCGACCGGCTCCGCGGGACTGACAGCCGGGGTGTTTACCTCGCCAAAATCCTGCCGGAAAAATAAATCGTCATCCCGTGTAATTAAATTGTTGACGCAATAAGGTGTGAGGGGTAGGGTTTGCGCAAGTCCAATACCAACCACATCACCAAATGAAAAAGAATCCGACCTCCGCCCAAATCGCCCAATACACAGCAACCGCCCGCCAAGCCGGGAAAAAGTGGGTGCATCAACTCTTCGACGAAGCTGGTGAACTGCTCGCCACTCGCAAGACCGACGCTGGTGAACCATACGCCGCCGCCTGCGTCCTTGTTGTGACCCGCAACTCACGGATCGCATACCTGCAACGGCAAGCCGCTAAAACCCGCTCCAAGTCTGATGCCCAATGGTGTCGGGAAGACATCAAACGCCTGCAAGCTGAAATCGAATCCGGCATGGACGGCAACGAGTATCACGGATGCGAGATCACATGGACAAGGGGTAACGGGTCAGCCGGATACTCGTCAATCATCGCCCGCCGCATCCCTTGCAAGCTGTAACCACCAACCCCCAGCCGGGTTCAATCCCCGGCTAGGGCATCACCCCGAACCAAGCCTTTGCCTCCGCTGCGGATTTCGAGTCGTTATACGATTTCCGCGCTTCGGATTCCGAATTGCCCGCTTCCATGGCCGTCTGAGCCAGCCCCACCTCGGCGGCTCGATAGCTGATGTAAGAGTGACGCAGGGCGTTCGCCTTCCACCCACCGATGAGCACCCCTAGCCGTTTTGTCTCCGGCTCATTACCCGATGACGGCAGACAGGAGATCAACGGGCCGGATTTTTTCCTGACCGGGTAGAGCCATGCCCTGAGCGCCGGAAGGATCGGCACAATCCGACCGTGGCCGTTTTTATCCGTCTCGGGCCGGATCCTGATGATTTTGGCCGGCCAATCGAAATCCGACCAATCGAGCGGGGATTTTTCGCCTCCTGGTAACGGGTAAACCTCATCGGTCCGAATGCCCGCAAACGCCCCGCAGGCGAGCCATGGCATGAATTTGGGACTGGCACCGCCCAGGAGGATTGCCAGCTCCGCAGGCGTATAGGTCGCGGGAATCTTGCGTCGGGCAATCGGTTTGCCGAGACGTTCCGGCGCTGTTTTCTCACCATGCGGCAAAAACTCCATTTCCGCGCACCAACGGAAAAACGTGATCATCGCCGCCCGCACGTTTTTTCGCGTCCGTGGCTCGCCCACGAGGTCGGGGAGGTCTTGCACTGATACGCTACTGAGCAGCATGCCCCGCAGCGGATCCAGCGGTTTCAGCCGCGCCCGCAGCGTTTTAACGTTTTGCGCCGAACGCCCCTGATTTAAGAGTTTCGCCGCCAGGAACTCGTCGAGCGCCTCCCCCATGTTTTTCTTCGGCGCTCGCCGGGAATGCCAGAGCAGGAACTCATCGACCATCCGCAATTCGGGATCCGCCTCCAGCATCCGCTTAATGGCGCGGATCTGGTCCGGGGTCAGGTCGTCAATCTCCAGCCCGCCCTTGTAGAGCGTCTGCGCCTCTTTGAGCGCTTCGGTTTTGATCTTCGGGAGAGTCGCCCGCGTGACCCGGATCCCGTTGCGCCGCTTAAATTGCCAGTAGGTCCCGCCGTCTGTCCGTGTGATGGGGTAAACGGTGATGGAGACGGAGCGATATTTGACGGTTTCGGACATGGATGCAAATTTTGCAGCTTGGTCGCAATCTGCTAGTTGTCGGTGATGATCTGTGAAAACTGGCAACGGCGCATTTTGCACGGGTGAAACGGGATCATTTTGCCTCGCGGTAATCATCCTCATCGGCAGGTCCAAGAGAGTGGATGCCATTATTTCCAACGAGGTCTTCCAGCGATTTGACCACCCAATTTGATCGGGTTCGGCCATCACTTGCGGCTTTAGCGTCAATTTTTCTCAAAAGCGACTCAGGAAGAGAGATCGTCATTCTCGAATTTCCTGCGCTGCGGACTGGTGGTTTTGCTTTGTTTTTCATGGCTTTTAGGTGGCTGTCTTAACCGTTGAGACAACCTAAATCGGGGATCGTTAAAAATAAATGAAAATAATCTTGCTCACGCTGTCAGACAGCTTAGGAATCTGTCCGACATGAGCGACGAAGAACTTGCCACCATCACATTCCGCCTCCCAGCAGCACTGCGGGAGAAAATCGAAACCCAAGCAGCATCCGAGGAACGATCAGTTTCCGGGTTTGTCCGCTACCACCTCGGCGCACTGGTCGGGGTGACCGAGGAAGAAACAAAATCGGAGGGCGCACAATGAGCCTCGACGAAATGATCGCGGAAGCCATGGCCACCGCTGAGCGCATCGATGCACTGTGTGATAAAATCGAATCACGGGAGGTGGGGAAGTGATCGCTCACGAATATGCCAACCTGTTCCCGATGCTGTCGGATACCGACCTGCAAGGACTCGCCGACGACATCGCCGCGAACGGACTGCAAACCCCGATCACCACTCTCGACAGCGCGATCCTTGATGGACGCAACCGCTACCGGGCATGCGAACTGGCCGGGGTCGATCCGGTGATGGAGGAATACCAAGGCGGTGACCCGCTGGGCTTTGTCATCAGTCACAACCTGCATCGTCGTCACCTGACTGAGCCTCAGCGGGCAATGGTTGCGGAAAGGCTGGCGAATCTACAACACGGGCAACGCCCATCAACATCAGATGGCGGAATTCCGCTATCTGGAATCACCCAAGACAAGGCCGCTGAGATGTTGAGCGTTTCCCGCGACTCAGTAAAGCAAGCACGCAAGATCGCCAAGCAGGGATCACCGGAACTCAATGAAGCCGTGATGCAAGGCGGTGTATCACTCGCCGCCGCCGTTGATGTTTCATCCCTGCCCCATGATGAGCAAGCCGCCATCGTCGCTAAAGGTGGGGATGCCGTGAAGGCTAAGGCTAAGGAAATCCGCCAGCAGGTTAGCGAGCATCAGGAAGATCCTGAACCACTAGTCGTGGATGGGTTAGATGAATCACCCAAGCATGAACGAAACAAGAAGTGGGTTCCTGACGATGCCCGACGCCTGTGGCTTCTCGCTAAAACTGACTTGGACAAGATACTTAAGGAGGACAAAAGCCGCGAATCCATTCTACTGGAAGTTATCAAATACGCACAACAACGAATCGAAACCAACAAATGAAAATACTAAGCACTAGCAATTACTCGCTTTTCAGCTGCAATCCGTTTCAGCGGAAGTTCAAGCAGGGGAAGGTGGACGTCATCAAATCAAAGATGAAGAAAAACGGATTCCCTCCTTCCATGGCTATTTCTGTTTACCGCGACAGCTCTGCGGGACTCACCATCAACACTGGTCACCATCGCTTAGCCGCAGCTAAAGAGCTTGGAATCCCAGTGTTATACGTTATCGAGCACCAGTGGAAAATCAGCGAAATGGTTGACGAGGGTGTCACATCATCAGCTTGGGATATTGTTGCAGTGGTTACAGCATCCGCGAAAAAAGGAGTGAAGGACTACCAGGAACTTCTTGCGTATGCCGACAAGGGTATCCCGTTAGGCATGGCCGCGTCACTCCTTATCGGGGAGGGTGCTTCATCCGGGAACGCTCGTAATAAAATTGATTCCGGCGAATTCAAAATCAAAAACCGCGCACAGGCTAATAAGGTGGTGGCGATGATTGAGGAGTTTGCAGATCGAATCCCGGCCATCAAAAGCCGCTCGTTTATCTCTGCATTCTCTAAGTGCCTGTTTACACCTGAGTTTGACGACGCTATGCTTTCACGCCGCCTTCGCGCTAACCCGATGGGCCTCGAAAAGACCAGCAATGAAGACCAGATGTTGAGTCAGATTGAGTCAGTTTATAATCACAAATCATCCAGCAAAATACCTCTGGCGTTTTTTGTAAAATCCAACTCAAAGGCGCGGCATCAATCATTCGGATCAAAGTAATAAACCGGGGGCCGCGCATCCCACACGCGGAAACTTTACCCAATCTAAACCAATGACACCAACCCGCTATTTCCGCGCCGGTCGCATGCTCTGGAAGTTCGCCCCCGGCAAAGCACCGGTTCAGCGTCACCAGTTTGATCCCGAATGGGACTCATCCCTGTTCGTCTCGCTTGAGGAGTTCTTGGCCGAGCCAGGCGCAATCGAAACCACCGAGGAGGACGCTGAACCATGACGATCTTCAGCCCCGACCAAGAGGCGGAGATTTTCGCGACTGCTAAAGCTGCTGCCAAGCTCGCCGCCGTTGAGTTGATGACCGCTGAACTCAAAAAGCGCGGACAGTGGCTGAGTCCCGCCGAGGTCTGCGGGATGCTCGACATCGGCAAAAATACCCTAGATGCCCTGCCGATCAAACGGACGATCATCGTCCCTAAGAAGGTTGTTAGGTATCAACTCTCCGATGTCTTGGACTTCCTAAAATCCGTCCGTGAATAACGATTACCAATCCTTCCGCGATGCCGAGCTTGTGCTTGATCACATCGCCAACCCTGAAACCTTTACCAAAGTGAGCATCCCCGCATTTAAACACCCAACCCAACTGACGATCCCCGAGTTGATTGAGCGGATCGCCACCCTGGAGGCATCAAGCCACCTCGGCACCCGGAAAGACATCAAGCTATCCGAGGCACACGCCGAGGCAACCCGCAGAAAACTCAACCTGACACGCAAATGAGCACCATCGAAATTGTAATACTATCGTGGGCGGCACTGATCGGCCTGACAATTGCATTGTGGCACGCCTTCATCACCATGGGAGGAGGCCGGCGATGACCCCGGAAGCTCAACGAATCGCGATTGCGGAGTCTCTCGGCGAGTTAAACGTCCGCTTCACAGATTCAGGTCTGTGCATCGCGTCAATCGGGGGAACGGAAGATGGGACATTCTGGGGAACGCACGGCGTCCCCGACTACCTCAACGACCTCAACGCGATGCACGAGGCTGAGTCGTTTATCAGGAACGCGCAAGACCAAATGAAATACGCGTCAGAAACCCTGATGGCGATGGGCTTCGATGACCTAATTGAAGCATCTGACCTCAACGTGGATTACTGTTGGCATGCTATGGGAGCAACCGCCGCCCAACGTGCCGAAGCATTCCTCAAAACCCTCAACCTTTGGAAACCATGAAACGCTCCGAACGTCTCAAAGCAAAATCCATCGACTCCGGTCTATGGGCAACCGCGTTATTTTTCGGCAGTTTAGCGGTGGGGGTCTGGTCGATCAGCGCAATGATGAGCCTGCCCATTCTCGGGGCCTTGCTGTCCATCCTCGCCATGGTCGGCCTGATTGCCGCCGTGTCGTTCGCTCGCGGTGCTTTCATCTACGCTTGCCGGGCGCAAGACGAGCGGGCGTATGAGGAGTTTAGCGGGATTCGTCCAAGGCTATGAACTATTACAACGAACACGATCCCAAAGCTGCCGCATGGCTCCGTGAGTTGATCGGGGGAGGGCATATTCCCAACGGTATCGTGGACGAAAGATCAATCACCGATGTCTCGCCCGATGAACTATCAGAATACATCCAATGCCGCTTCTTCGCCGGAATCGGCGGATGGTCACTTGCCCTTCAACTCGCTGGATGGCCAGCATCTCGACCTGTTTGGACAGGCTCTTGCCCCTGCCAACCTTTCAGTGTCGCAGGCCAAGGAAAAGGCGGCGGCGATGATCGCCACCTCTGGCCAGTCCTTCGTAGGCTTATCGCCTTCCAGCGTCCTGAGCGAGTCTTTGGGGAGCAGGTTGCGCAGGCAATTGGATTCGATTGGCTCGATGGAGTATCAGCAGACTTGGAAGAGGAAGGTTACGCGGTCGGGGCGGCTGTATTGGGCGCACACAGCGTCGGCGCACCGCACATCCGTCAGCGGCTCTTCTGGGTGGCCGACTCCAGTGGTGGACGATGCAAACAACGTGACGCGGGCGTCAGGGTCATTCCAGAGTCTCGCGAGAACCGCGCAATCGGCGGGTTGGCCGACTCCAACCGTGACGGACTCGGTTCGTCATCCATCGGAGAATTTCACCACGCCGAATATCACGCTGAACCACGCGGCGAGCTTCGCGGGATGGGCAACGCCGATGAGCAAGGACGAGCGGGGCAACCACTCGGACAGTTGGGCACAGTGCATCAAGGAGACTGGTCCACCTTCGACATCCTCCCATGCACAGACGGAAAAGCGAGGCGCGTTGAATCCGGCACATTCCCGCTGGCTTATGGGGTTCCCGGCAGAGTGGGACTCCTGCGGGGCTACGGCAATGCAATCGTCCCGCAAGTCGCCGCGCAGTTCATCCTCGCGTATCTCGAAGCAATAACACCTTCACCCCGTCGAGTGACGGAATTGAAACCCCGCCCGTGACCCCTGTCAGCCGACGCACCATTACTAAAACTAGGTGGTTGCGGCGTGAAGGCAGCGGGCGGGTTAACTCTCCAATACAAACAAACCAAAATGTTCCCAATACACAGAAAAATCAAAAACCCGGAGGTCATCATGCCTCTGACAGATAAAATCTCTCAGCGCACCTCATACGAGCGTCAGACCCTGCTTGGCACGTTCTTCAACGTTACCCCAACAACCGAGCGCGAGGTGATGGCCTTACGCCTGCTTGATCACCGGGTCGATAAATTCGCACCAGCCCAAGGCGAAGGCGTGATCCTGACCGCCGAGTCCTTCCAGAAATTCCAACCAACGAAACCATGACAATAACATCAGAACAAGTATCCGAATGGATGCAACAACAGCTAGCGAAAGCCCATGAAATCCACGATTACGCCAATATCACGGTCGGTATCTCCAGTTATCGCGAGCAAGTCACAGGCGCCGAGTTCAACATTTACTGCGGCCAGTTCCACAAATCCGAAAACCACAGCAACATCGAAAAATGCTTCGATGACCTCGCCGCGATCCCGCTGCAAAAAATCAGCGGCTTCAAGCGCGACCTAGCCGCGAAGCTCCTCGCCGAAGCCGATGCCCTCGACGCTGCCGAGGCGATGGAAAATCAACCCACTCTCACATTGTGAATACACAAATCACCGACAAGAAACCGCAGGGGCTGAAAGCCCTCATTAACTCCGATGCAATGCGGGCGCAGTTTGCGCTGGCGCTGCCAAAACATCTCACCTCCGACCGCTTCACCCGCGTCTGCCTCACGGCGTTGACTCGCACACCGAAGCTCCAGGATTGCACTCCAGAGTCATTCATGCGCTGCCTGCTGGACCTATCCGCAATGGGTCTTGAGCCTGACGGACGCCGCGCCCACCTCATCCCCTACGGCAAAGAATGCACGCTTGTCGTGGACTACAAGGGCATCGTGGAACTTGTCATGCGCTCCGGGATGGTTTCCCGCATCCATGCCGATAAGGTGTGCGCGAACGACGAGTTTGAGTATGACTGCGGCGATGTGAAGCGCCACAAAATCGACTTCAAACAGCCGCGTGGTGACGCTTACGCCTACTATGCACTCGTCAAGTTTAAGGATGGCACGGAGAAGTCTGAGGTGATGGGCATGGATGAAATCGAAGCCATCCGCAACCGTAGCCAAGGATACAAATCAGCGATCCAATACGGCAAATCCCATCCATGGCTAACGGACTTTGACGAGATGGCGAAGAAGACGGTTTTCCGGCGTTGCTCGAAATGGCTGCAACTCTCGCCAGAGATCCGGGACGCGCTGGAAAAGGACGGGGAATCGTATGATGACACCCCCCGCGTGACCACCGGGCGAGTCGTCAACGATGCCCCCCGGATCAACCCCTATACTGAGCCTGATCCACTGCCAGAGATCGCCCCGGAGCAATCCCTTGAGACGGTGCCGGAATCGCCGTTGGAGGTCTCTGAAGCCACGGAGCGGGCGCAGTTGGTGGCTGACATCAAAGCGACATGCCACGAACAGGAAGCCACGTTTGCCACCTTTGGCGGGCGGGCGAAAAAAGCGGGTGTTGTCGGCGATGTGCCGTTGCATGACGCACCGATTGAGTCTCTGAGGCTGGCGCATGATAACCGCCTGGCGATCCTGACCGGAGATTTCAAAGCCTAACCAATTACCGGAGGTCCGACCCCTCCGGTTTACGAAAATATGAACACACCACAATTCACACCATTTCCAAAAATGCCTCGCTTATCGCGTGAGTGCATCATCACCGAAAAAATCGACGGCACCAATGCGAGCGTCTTCATCCGCGAGATCACTGAGCCGGAAGAACTCAAAGCTAAAACCATGGACTCAATGGCCTGCGTCCGAATGGACAACCTGCTCATCTACGCCGGAAGTCGAAATCAATGGATTAAACCGGATAAGGATAACTACGGGTTTGCCAGTTGGGTATGTGAAAACGACGAAGAGTTAGTCAAACTCGGTCCTGGTCACCACTTTGGTGAGTGGTGGGGGCAGGGGATCCAACGCAAGTATGGTATGACCGAAAAGCGATTCAGCCTGTTCAATGTTTCCCGGTGGTGCATGCATGGCGAGACTCCGCAGGCCATCCCGACCGCTGATCCTCGCATTGTTAAACCTCAGGATGTTTTGCCGCCGTGCTGTCATCTGGTGCCGGTGTTGTATCGTGGCCCTTTTGATACGGACATTGCTGATATTGAGCTTGATCGTTTAGCCCATCACGGAAGTAAAGCATCCCCCGGATTTATGTGTCCCGAAGGCGTGGTGATCTATCATATTGCCGGAAATGTCGGATTCAAAAAGACCATCGAAAAAGACGAAGAACCGAAAGGAAAACCATGAAACTATACCCCGACCGCATCCCCTATGATGTGTGGATCAGCTCCCAACTCAGCGTTGCCCGTTATTATGGCGGGATGATGTTGAGCGGCAGCGAATACCGAATTGAAAAACCAAGCGGCGATCTCGTAAAGGTCGAAGCGAAATCGAAAAAGAAAAAGAAATGAAAACGCATGGATTATCTAAGAGCAGGGAATATAAGGCATGGAAGGCGCTGAGGTCTAGGTGCGCATCAAACAATCCCGTCACCTTCCCTCACTACAAAGCCAAGGGAATTACCGTCTGTGAGCGATGGGGGGATTTTGCCAATTTTCTTTCCGATATGGGGCTTGCTCCTTCCGCAGATCATGAAATCGACAGAATGAATAACGACCTTGGCTATTCCCCTGAAAACTGCCAATGGGCGACGAACACTCAGAACGTCAGGAATAGAAGTATCTCTAAACGATGGATCGTTTCCGGTGTAGAGTTTGAGTCACTATCGGAAGCAGCATCGGCACATTCAGTATCCATCCAAACCATTGCAAATTGGTGTGAGGGCGGGAGAACACGTAGCGGAACCAGAACATCACCAAAAGCAAATTGCAAAAGTTACAAACCTTATGAGAATATCACAACACAAGCAGGGGTCTGATGAATGGCTAGCCGAGCGTAAAGGCATCCCAACCGCAAGCGAGTTTGCGCCATTCATGGTCGATCAGAAAACAGCAGCTGCCAAAAAAGCACTGGCGAGATATATTTGCGGCAAGCTGTCGGATGACTCTCAAAATGACGAATACGAGCAGCAAGCTGAGGATAAGGAAGCAAAGGCCATGGAATACAATCCATGGGTTCAGCGCGGCAAAGCTCTTGAGTCGCTAGCACGGCAAAGGCTGTCAGAAAAACTAGGTATGGAAATTGTCGAGACTGGGCTAGTTTTCCACGCAAGCGAGCAATTCGCCGCATCGCCTGACGGTCTAATCCATGATGGCGAGGATTGGTTGGCGGGTTGTGAAATTAAGTGCCACAACCGAAAGCGGCATCTAGCCGACCTGCTGGCGGGCGAACTACCAGAGGATCACAAGCACCAAGTGCATGGGTGTATGGTGGTGACTGGGATTCGTAAATGGCACTATTTCGGGTTCCATCCAACGCAACCGAGTTTGCATATCGTGGTCGAGTGGGATGATTTTACCGAAAGGCTGGAATCCGGCATAAAAACGCTGGTGATGGAGAAGGCCAAGATGAAGGCAAAGCTGGCGTCGATGTGGCAAGCTGAGTTTGGAGGTGCAGCATGATCACCCTACCGAACGATACCGCCAGGTGTGATGGAACTCACGATGGAATTGGCGACGGTGATGGCATGCTTGGCTGGCGCGAAGGATGCGAAACATGCTTGCGCCGGATTGCTCCGCGTGGCGAGCGTGTCGTGATGATTTCACCGCCGCTGATCATCGTTTTTGAATGTGAATATCTAATCGAGGGAGATCATCCAGCATGACAACAATCGGCATAGACCCCGGCAAGAACGGCTCAATCGCATGGATAACCGATGGGAAACCATGCGTCGAAAAGATGCCTGACACGTTGCAAGACCTGTGGGAATTGATTAGCGATATCTGCGGGCTAACCTCAAACCACGGATACACGCCATGCAAAGCCTACATCGAGCAAGTCTCATCCAGTCCGCAAATGGGCGTTAAATCCGCCTTCACATTCGGGAACGGATTCGGACATCTGGAAATGGCACTGACAGCCGCTGGCATCCCGTTTGAGCGCATCCGCCCGCAGGCGTGGCAGAAAACCCTTGGATGTATGACCGGAGGCGACAAGAACGTATCAAAACGGCGGGCGCAGGAATTGTTCCCGGCCATGAAGATCACGCATGCAACCGCGGATGCTTTGCTGATTGCTCAGTATGGGAGGCGGTTATGATTGGCGAAGCTCTTGATCTATTCCCCAACATAGAAACAACTGCCCATCGTGTCGGGCAATGCTTGATACAAATAGTCACGTCCTGCGGCGGCGAGAAGTTTAACGGCGCATGGCGTCAAGTCTCCGAACTCCGACCCGCAGTGCGCTCTGAAATTGGATGGATGCTGCAAGAGCACTACTTGAAATGCTGGCCCGGTGTGGTCATGGCTCAACTAACGATCACGGTGGGCGGTATACCCTGCGGCTGCATCGTGTATGCTCTACCACCCCGCGAGACGATGAAGCGATACGGCGGCATGACTTGGGAATTAGCTCGCTTATGGGTGCATGACTCCGTGCCGCGCAACGTGGAAACGTGGATTATTGGTAAAAGCATCAGATGGATTAAAAAGAATCACCCTGACGTGGTGTGTCTTGTGAGTTACGCTGATCCGGCATTCGGTCACGGCGGGACAATCTATAAGGCCAGCAATTGGAAACCCGATGGGAAAACCGATGGTGAACGGAAATCGCCGCGCATTGACTACCGGAACGCCGTCACTGGTCAAACCTACTCGCGCCGTTCGCATGTTCCTGCGACTGCAATAATAGAGAGAGTGCCGAGAAGTAGTAAGTGGCGTTTTGTGATGCCGCTTAAATCAAACCGAAAACTATCCAACCAAACGAAACCATGAATATTAAAATCACATTCGACCCACCAACATACGACGGCTGGAAGCTGAATCACTACCCCAGCAATGAAACGCCATTCCGCGCTCAAAAAGGCCAGGACTTCGTTTCCGCGGAATCACTCCCTGAACTCTGCAATGCCATTCGGAAAGCGGACTCTGAGCTGCTGATTTTCGATACTCCGATCAAGGCGATGTGGAAACACCTCTCTCCCGTCATGTGGGTTCCGGTCGAGTTCTACGCCATGCGCGAGGGTCGGGTCTTTTTCCGCGACGAACGCGGGGAGGCGCATTCGGAATTCGTTCGTGACTTCGCGCAATCCCACACTCGCGACAAGTTCCGGTTGATCAACGATGAGTATCCCGCGCTCATCAAACAGGTCGATGCCGCCGTGAAAGCTAATCAGAAAGCCTACCAGAAAGCGGAAGCACTGAAACGCGGGTTTGCACGGGTGACTGCGGATCTGTTTGAAAGTGTGAAGGTGAAGGCTGGAAAGGAGCAGGCATGAGCGCCACACCCGAAACGGATGCTCTTTACGAATACAATCACCGCCCAAATTTGATGGAACACGCACGCAGACTGGAACGCGAGCGGGACGAGGCGCGGGAATCGCTGGTGGACACCGCGCCCGAACAATGGCGCTCACAATGCCTCGTTGCCCGCATCCAGCGCGATGACGCACTGGACCTTCTGCGCCGGATCGCTCGCAAGGGAGAGTTCGCGGACATGGACGGGCAGCGTCTGGTTGTCTCTGACTGGCTAGCTCGCCGCCATATTTCTCAGGAGAACGTCTCTGTGGAGGTATCCGCCCCGACACCGATCTCCGATACTCCCAAACCTCAATAACTACCATGAAAACTTCGATAACACAGCGGGGGCGGATTGCTATCGCACGCCTTGTTCGGCATCTTTGTTGCCTGATCGGGCGGCATCAATGGCTCTACGATCACCCCAACTGCAACCACCACCGGAACTGCAAACCGTGCGGACGCTGGGAGGCGCACACGTTGGTCGATTGTGGGCGGAAAAAACTGTGGCTGAAACACACCCCGCCACCCAAGCCACCATACGAGGAAGCAGCCAAGCAATCTCTGCCGAACGCCCAAGGTGACGGATCGCCCGACGAAAAATCTCAACCAACACGATAATGCCTGCACTACCCACCGACTCCGACAGCCCCCAGATGGGCGATTCTGTCCACCGTCTTGTTCATCCTTGGCCGGAATACGATGAGGAAGTTGATCCAAACGAATGTGAAACCGCTATGCTCTTTCACCTTGTGAGCATGGCCAATCCTGAAACCACCCGTCAGCATATCGCCGACAAACTCAATGCTCAATTCGGGAATAACCGCACCGCAGAACAAATCCAAGAAATCCTCTGGTTTTCATGAGTCCCTGCGATAAATGCACCAACCTCGTCTATCACTACAAGAACGTGACCTGCCTTGCTGGTCACTCCCCGCGCTTCCACATGCCGAAAAATGAACTGGATTCGGAATACGGGTGGAAGAAACGAAACTGCCCCGACTACGCGATGAAGCCCGAAGATGGCCGCGACGAATGCCTGAGATGCCAATGCGGGAGCGTGAGCTTCCACTTGCTGCGGAATGGCAACGCGGAATGCAAACGATGCCAAGCCACCCACGAACGCCGCGAACTGGCATGGATTTATATTGGATGAACAGCATTTGTTCGTAGCGCCCGACCGCCCGAATAATCACCCAAGCAAAACCTTAGCCAGCGCATCGCACGCCAGCCGTCGCAGATCAGGATCCAACATCTTGGCGCGGTCGCTGGCGTTGTCGATAAATCCAAGCTCAAGCAGAAAACACGGCTGAAACGACATCACGGCGAGCCTGGCATGCTGGCTGTCGCTTTCAACTTTGATGCCCCTGCTGAGTGTGCGGAGCGAGTTGACGACGGCGAGGTTGATCCTTGCTGCCTTAGCTTTATTTTCTGCGCCACGGTAAAACGTCTCTGTGCCGTTTGCTGCGCCGTTGGCGGCGTTGCAGTGGATCGAAAGCATAATGTCGCCCCCGTATTCGCTGGCGATGGCTGCACGCTGCCCGACTGGTGCGGGGTCTTTGTGATCGACGCGAGTCCTCACCACGCGATGCCCAGCGGCGAGCAGGATCGCCCGTAGCTCGTTTACCCAGTCCATCGCAATATCAGCCTCAGTGACCCCGCCAGCGCAGGCACCGGGGTCATAGCGTCCTGCACGGCGGTTGCCCATGCCATGGCCAGGGTCGAGGATGATGGTCACGGTTCTGGCTCCGGTTCTGGCTCCGGTTCCGGTTCTGGCTCCGGTTCCGGTTCCGGCAGCGGCGGAAAATCGACCACCGAGAACACGCCATCGACTAGGACGATCTCCCGCCGTTGTTCCGCGAGTTTTTCCGACAGCGGGCGGGTATCGACGCTGGCGGTCACTGGCGGGATGCCGGATGCGCCGAGCACGGCATTGATTCCGCCGATGAGCGCGTTCAGCCCATCGCCCTGCGCGGCGTGCGAGCTGGTGAGCAGCTCCATCTCAGCGGGGCCGAGGTCGTTACCAAACTCAGCGAGCAGGTCGTTGGGCATGGATAGAATGATGCGGGTAACGCCGTTGAGTTGTGAGGCTGCGGCGGCGTAGTGCGAGCGGGCGTTGACGGCGGCATCCGCCATCTGGGCGGCGGCGAGGGTGGTGGGGGTTTGGAGTGGCATGGTGTTAGGTTAGATTTGAGATATTGATCAGGTTCCGATTTTCAGCGTTCCGGCGTCGTTCCAGATAATCCCAGGACCGGGATTGGAGGTTGGGATGCCGGAGATATGGAGCACGTTGCCGCTCGCCCCAGTTACCTATCAATCAGGGGCTTCGGCTTACAAAGGTGAAATAATCGACGGGGGTATTCTTTTGCAATCCGTTCTTGGTGATGCCATCGGCGACATGCCGATAACCTTTACCGCGCAAG